GGCGGCCGCTGGTGAAATCACGCTCGGCGGCGGCGCGTAAAGCGGCCGAGATTGCCGAGGCGGCGCGGGCCGCCGAACGCAGCCGTCAGGATGCGGCGCTGGTGCGCGCTGTGGAGGTGATCCGTGCCGCTCGATAGCTACGCTGCGCTGCAGACGGCCGTCTTAAACTGGCTGGCGCGCCCGGCCGACCCGCTGGTGTCGGGCTCGATCCCCGACATGATCAAGCTGTTTGAAACCGAGGCCAACCGCCGGCTGCGGGTGATCGGCGCCGAAGCGATGGACGATGTCTATGGCGGCGCCGGCCCGCTCGACCTGCCGGCGGATTTTCAGGAGCTCCGCAAGGCCTGGATCGACGGTGGGCCGCCGCTCGAATACATCGCACCCGGCAATGCCGGGGTGTGGGGTTACACCGGTTTGCCGCGCTATTACACGATCGTCGGGGGAGGATCGGGAGGCTGCGGCAGCGGCGAGGGCGCGCAGCTCATGCTGGCGCCCTCGCCTGCGCAATCGACGTGCCTCGTGCATCTGCTCTACCAGCGGGGTGTTCCGGCGTTGTCCGAAACCAACACCACGAACTGGCTGCTTGCCGCCGCCCCCGACGCCTATTTGTTCGGGACGCTCGGCGAGGCCGAGCTCTTTATCGGCCATGACGAACGTGCCGTGCTGTGGGGCCAGCGCCGCGAGCTGGCGTTCGCCGGCCTCGAAGCCGCCGACCGCAAGGCGCGCTGGGGCGGCGCGCCGCTGACCATCCGCGCCGATATGTGGACGCCCTGATGCCGGCCCCCGACGTCATGGGCATGCTGTGGCGGCTGCTGCAGTCGTCGCCGCCGGCTGCGACGCCGCTAGGCGGCACCGACCAGCAATTCGCGCAGTCGATTGCCCAGCAATCGAGGTTTGACACGGAGGGGGAGCTGCCATCGCCTGGCTTGCCGCCCGGCCTGCCCGATGCGGTCATGCGAAGCATTTTGACTCAACCCAGCTACGCCGAGGGTCAGCCGATGGGGCAAGGCAGCCCGCCGAGTTTGCGGCAGGAGGAGAGCGCCAACGACAGGCACGGGCGCGAGCGCGGCCTGTCCACAGAATTGGATTTGCAGGATATTTTTCGGCGGTGGGGAGAGCCCATACCGGAAGGCGGGTCATACCCGAACGCGCCGCGCTACCCATCGCCGCTTAATCAGTTCATGGGCCGCCTGCCTGGGATGGGCTTGTACTGATGCCCGTGGTCCCGTTTCCCGAGTGGCTGCCCGACCAGGCCGATTTCACCAATCCGGGGTCGCCGCTGATTAAGAACTGCGTGCCGCTGACGGCCGGCAGCTATGGCCCGATGCCGACGCCGCACCCGTTCTCGACCAATGCGCTCGATGAGCGGTGCCAGGGCGCCCACAGCATGAAAGACACCGACGGCGTCGTCCATATGTACGCCGGCGACCGCACCAAGCTCTACCGCATGCAGCTCAGCACGGCGTCGTTTATCGACGCCACCCGCGTGGCAGGCGGGCCCTATGCCACCCCGGCGGTCGACTCGCGCGGCTTCTGGTCGATGACCTCATACGGCAACCGGGTCGTCGCGACCAATTACGTCGACCCAATCCAGTCGATGCTGACGAGCGGCTATAATTTCACCGACCTGTCGGCGACTGCCCCGAAAGCCCGGTTTGCCGCGACCGTCAAAGACTTCCTGATGGTCGCCTCGACCCAGGACGCGGTCTACGGCCCGGTGCCCTACCGCGTGTGGTGGTCGGCGCTGGGCCAGCCGGATGTCTGGCCGACCCCGGGGTCGATCACTGCGGCGCAACTGCAGTCGGATTATCAGGATCTGGTGCAGACCGACATCGGCAACATCACCGGCTTGATGAGCGGTTTCCTCGGCTCGGTCGACGCTGCGATCTGGTGCGAAAAAGGCATCTGGGCGGCAAATTACACCGGACCTCCGACATTGTTTGGGTTCCGCCTGGTGCAGGGCGCGCCCGGGACGCTGTCGCCGCTGTCGCTCGTCCAGAACCGCATCCGCACCGCGCAGGGCACTTATATCCCCGCCGCGTTTTACCTGGCGGAAGACGGCTTCAATATGTTTGACGGCACGGGCTCGACGCCGATCGGCAGCCTCAAATTCGACCGCGAATTCCTCCGCGAGCTCAATGCCGCCTACATCGGCTACGTCCAGGGCGCCGCCGATCCCATATCAAAATTGATATACTGGGCGTTCGCCTCGCCGACCTCGAGCGAGGGTCTGTTCGACCGCATCCTCGTCTACAACTGGGAGCTTCAGCGCGGCGTCATCTCTGAGCTGGTCGCGCCGCACAACCGGAGCGAATGGCTCTCGCGGGGGACATACGGCACGCCACCGCTCAGCCTTGACGAGCTCGATCCGTTCGGCAATCTCGAGACCTTGCGCCCCAGCCTCGACGACCCGTTCTGGCAGGGCAAGGGCCTCAGCCGACTCTCGGTGTTCAACAGCGAACACAAGCTCTCGACCTGGGTCGGGCCGGCGATGGCGGCGACCCTCGACATCGGCGAGATGCAGCCCTCGCCAGGACGGCGCTCGTGGGTCAACAGCGTGCGGCCGCTGCTCGACGGCGGCGCCGGCAGCGGCACAGTCGCCATCGGGCACCGCGACCGCCTCGATCAGCCGGTCGTCTGGGAGGCCGAGGTGCCGACCAACATCCTCGGCGAGTGCCCGCAGCGGGTGACCGGGCGATATGTCCGCTTCCGCTTTCGCCTGCCGGCGGCGCAGGAATTTCAGCACATTCAAGGCTTAGAGATCGATGCGCGGCCGGAAGGGAAATTGCGATGAGCGCCCATTCGCGCGCGCCGAACATCTCGGTCAACGTCGCGCCGTCGCAGCCGCAACAGCATTGGTGGTCGTGGCTGCAGCGCATCGCCGAGGCACTCAACGAGATCGTCGCCTGGATTAACCGGCAGACCTCCAGCGGCACGTTTGCCGACCTGCCGGAGGCTCCGACCGTCGGCGCCACAATGGTCGTCACCGACAGCAACATCGCGACATGGGGCGGCGTCGTCGCCGGCGGCGGCGCGAATACCGTACTCGCTTGGTGGAACGGCACTGCTTGGAAGGTGATCGGTTGACCCTGACAACCTGGGACGAATTGGCGGTCCAGCCAGTGCCGGCGACCGAGCCGGCCGCGAGCGTGCGCCTGCCGCCGCTCGACGAGCTCGCACGTCGCTGGCACGAGATCGAGCCGCTGCTGCTCAAAGCCACCAACATCACCGACTGCTACACGCCGGTCGACGTGCTGCGCATGTCGATGGCGGGCCGCTGCGGCATCTGGCTGTGTGAGCACAAGGGCGAGCTGCTCTCGGTGATCGCGACCGAGATCCGCGAGTACCCTCGCCGCCGGGTGCTCGAGATGATGTTCTGCGGCGGCAGCGGCATGCGGCTGTGGCTCGACGCTGCGATCAAGGTTTTCGACGAGCACGCCCGCCAGGCGGGGTGCTCGCACATCCTTTGCGCCGGCCGTCCCGGCTGGTCGCGCGCGTGGCGCGGCCGCATCACGGGCGACGTCGTCGTGGTTCGGGAGGTAGGGCACTATGCCGTCTAAAGGTCCGAGCGGCAGCACGACGGTCACCCAGCGCAACCCCACCGGCGAGGCGCAACTGCCGTTCCTGACGCAGGGTTGGAACCAGGCCAAGAACCTTTACGAGCAGATCGGCGGGCCGCGCTATTACCCCGGCGAAACGCTGGCCGGTTACACCCCGCCCAACCCGTACCAGGCTCAGGGTTACCAAAATATGGTCGGCACCGCGCAATCGATCGATCAGACGCTGCGCCCGACCGGCAACGCCGCCTGGAACACGCTTGCCACTGGTAGCGGCACGCCTGCCGCCAATCAGATGAACCAATATGCACTGGGCCAGGATCCCAACCAGCAGGCGCTGCGGTCGCAGGCCGCGCAGGCGATCGCCTCAGGGAACCAGTACGCTCAGGCGCTCGGCGGCGGTAATCTTGGGCTCTCGACGCTCGGCACGATCGCGGGCGGCGGCGGCGCGGGGATGGAGCAGCTCGCCAAAACCTTGGGCGGCGCCTACCTCAGTCCCGACACAAACCCGTATATCCGCGCCGTGACCGATGCGGCGCAGCGGCCGGTCACCGATGCCTATCAGCGCGCGACCGCGCCGCAGACCGATTACAACTTCGCTAATGCCGGGCGCTATGGATCGGGCGCGCTGCTTGGGGCCCGCTCGCAGAACGAACAGAACCTGGGGCGCTCGCTCGGCGACATCAGCACCAATATTTACGGCCAGAATTACGCCAACGAGCGCGCCCGGCAGGACGCTGCCGCCAACCAATACGCCGGATTGCAGCAGACCGCCGGTTCCAATTACGGGCAGCTCTATAATCAGGGGCAAACCGCCGCTGCCACCGCCGCCCTCGCCGGGCTTGGCCTGTCGGGGCAGAACCTCCAGCGCGACATCTCGTCTCAGCAGGACGCGCAAGGCCGAATACAGGGCGGCCAGATTTCGGCGCTGCAGAATTATCCGGCGCTGCTCAACGCCCAGTACAGCGGCGCCAAAGCGCTGACCGAGGCGGGCCAAGGGCTCAGCGGCATCGATGACACGACGCGGCAGCAGCAGCAGGCGGTGATCAACGACCAGATGAACCGCTACAACGCGCAGCAGATGGAGCCGTTCAAAGACCTCCAGATGTACCTGGGCAATATCGGGCAACCGATGAGCGCCGGGCAAAACACGAGCACACCGTATTTTCAGAACCAAGTCGCGAGCACGCTGTCGGGGCTCGCCGGGGTGAAATCCCTACTGGGCGGCGAGCTCGGAGGTCTTGGCGGGTTGGGGGGCACATCGGCATTTCCAGCACTTGCCGAAGGGATAACCGATTTTGGTGGCGGCGGCGCGGCGCTGGGTATCGCCGATGCCCTCGGCGGCGCTGCGGAGGCGGGATTGGGTGCGTCGGCGGCCGCGGCCGCGCCGCTGGCATGGATCATCTGCACCGAATTGATGCGCCAGGGCCGCATGCCGAAGCGGTGGTATCTCGCGGGTTATCCGGTATTCGGCGCCTATCCCGAGATCGGCAAGCGCGGCTATTACGTCTGGGCGATCCCCAGCGTACGGCACCTGCGCCGCCACCCGAAGTCGCTCTATTCCCGCGCGCTGTGTACCGCCTTCAATTGGCGCGCCGAGGACATCGCAGCGCGCCAGGGTGTCCGGGGCGCGCGCCGACTGTGGCGCGGCCGGGCGGTCACCGCGGCGCTGGTGCTGCCGTGCCTCGTGCTCGGCGCCCTGTCGCGCCCGCCGGATTGGCGCGCGGTCTACCGGGAAGCCTGATGTTTCCCGTTCCCGAACCGGCTGGCGATATCCACGCGCAGTTGCGCGCCGTGCTCGACGCGCGCCACCCCAAGGTCGCGTGCTTTGTGGTGCCAAAAAACCTGCCGGATCTGCCGCACCTCCCGGCAGGTTTACGGGTCGTGACCCGCAAGGAAGGCACGCTGGTCACGACCCGCGCAAACTTCGCCGGATTGTTTGAGGCGCACGCCGACGACGACGAGGTGATGGCGCGGATTCTCGGCTACCCCGAGGACAAGGCACTGGTCGTCAGCCGTTGCCGCGGCCTGCCTGCGGTCAACGCGCGCGCCGTGCAGGCGCGCGACCGCGACGGGCACGTCGTCACCGAGGCATTCGCCTCGCCGCTCGGTTTCCTCGCCGCAGTCGAGGCGATGGGCGAGCACGTCCCGTCGGGCGGTTCGCTCGCGGTGCTCTCGCCGGTGCTCGCGATCTCGCGGCGGGTGGCTTTACGTTGGGTGGGGTTCTGATGTCCGAAGTCTCGAGCTGGAACGAAATCGACAACAGCAACAACGCAGCGCCTCCCGACGGGTGGCCCGAGTTCATGAACCCATCGGACGTTAATAATTGCGCAAGGGCGATGATGGGCGCCCTCAAGCGCTGGTACAACACCGTCAGCGCCGGCATCGCCAATGCGCTACCCCTTTCAGGGGGCACGCTGACCGGGCCGCTGGTCGCGCCGCAAATCACCTCGACCGGCGCTCTCACCGCCGTTAATGCCACCATTAATGGCACGCTCGGCGTACTTGGTGGCGCGTCCGTCGCTGGTGCCATCAACGCTGCCAGCCTCTCGGCCACCGGCACCGTCAACGCCGCCAACATGACGACCGGCACGCTCTCGGTGTCAACCAACGCCGTCATCGGGGATGATCTCACCGTCGAAACGGTTCATGCCGTTGAGCTCTCGGCCACCGACACCGTCAATGCCGCCAACATGACGACCGGCACGCTCTCGGCGTCGAGCAACGTCGCGGTCGCGGGGAACATCACCGCCAACAACATTACGGCCAACGCATTGGTCAACACGGTGACCTATCTGCTTTCGGGCGCCAATTTCGCGACGCGCGGCACTGACGGCGCGGGCACGGCAAACGTCATCTTTGATACCGGGGCGCCCAATATTGCGATTCCCGGAGATACCCTTCCTCCCGCCCCTGCCATTCTCCTTTATGGAGGCGCTGGATCGTATTACCGGGCCGGTAACGCACACAACTTCACAGACCGTGCGGCGAGTTTCAACATCTGTCGGTTCCAGGCGACGGACGGCAATTGCATCAACATTTCCGGTCTTTGGAACGTGGTCAGCGACCGCGCCGTCAAGGAAAACGTCGCGCCTTACCGGGCCGGCCTCGCCGAGGTGCTGCAGCTCGAGCCGGTGTCCTACCGCTACACCGATGACGCGCCGTTTGGTGCCGACGGCCAGTTGCGTTACGGGCTCGTCGCGCAGGACGTCGAGCCGATCTTGCCGGAGATGATCACGCATGCCGCGCTATCGCGCGCCGGCAGCGACGAGACCGCCGACTACGCGACAATGGCGCCGGGTCATCTGGTGTTTGTCTTGGTCAACTCGGTCAAAGAGTTGGCGGTAAAAAACGCGGCACTCGAAGCACGTTTGACCCAATTGGAAGCTGGAGGCTGATCATGTCTGACTATGGAATGCTGTTGGAGCTCGTCGGCATACCGACGTCGGCGTCGGTGCTCGCCAAGGCGGGCGGGCCGTTTGAGGACGAGGACGAGATCGCGCGGGTAAATGAGCTCGCTGCGGAAAACATGAAGATCCGCGAGCACGACCTCGAGGAGTACCGCAAGGCCAACCCGGACGCGATGGATCCGCGCCAGCGCAACGGCGGCGAGGACCGCGCCGGCCGCGATCGTCGCGAGAAGGAATATCAGGAGAACTATCGCCGCGAGAGCGAGGTCACCAAGGCGCAGGCCCGCAAGGAGGCGGACGAGGCGCAAGAGCAGGTGGAAGCGCATCGCTCCGACACCGAAACACGGCGGAAAGAGGAACGCGAGCAGCACCAGCGCGCGTCGCAGCCGCAACCCGCGCACCACGACGCCCAGCGCCAAGCGCACGACAAAGAGAAGAAGTAGCGCCGCACACGGGGGGCTAGGCGATGGGCTTGCTCGATATCTTCGGCGGCGGCGGCGACACCGCCAGCGGCGACGCGGCGATCTATGGCGGGTTGCTGAATCAGGCGCAGCTCGCCGCGCTGAACGACCGCAAATGGGCGTCGCTGGCGGGCGCCCTCGCCGAAGCGGGCATGCCGTCGCGGCTGCCGGTGCCGA